GAGGCGGCGGCGGAAACGGCGGCGGAGGTGGTTCTGGAAATTCAGGGGGATACTCTCCAGCTGAAGGAAAACCTGGTGTACCTACACAATCAGAAAATTCATCAGGCGGTGGCGGAGGTCACGCTAATACAGCAACTCCAGCTCCAGGTTCTCAAGGAGGACAAGGTACTGCATTAACTATAAGAGGTTCATCTCAATTCACTGCAGGTGGCGGTGGAGGATCAGGTCGTCCAGACCAAGGTAACCCTCCAGGTGGCCAAGGCGGTCAAGGTGGAGGTGGTGCTGGAACAAACAGTCCAGAAGTAATGATTACATCAGGTCAACCAGGTGACGCCAACACAGGCGGTGGAGGCGGTGGCGGAGGCTTTACTCCTCCTAACATTGGTCTTAATGGTGGCTCAGGTGGTTCAGGTATTGTAGTTATTAGATACAAATTCAAATAATATAACATATGGAATCTCAAGAGATTACCCTTTCAAAATTAAGTCTTATTATAGGTAATATAAGAACACCTAATTCTAAAATAGATAATGACAAATTAAGTGAAAGTCTTAAAAAAGATTTAGATAAAGCTACATTTGATGTAACTAATAAAACTTATGATATACCTTTAACTTATCATGGCCAACATTCTTGGATTCTTGATTTAATTAGACAACAAGTTTATGCTTATCAAAATTTATCTATTGTAAATAATAAAGTTTGGGCAAATATAGAAAACTTTAATGAAATATCTGTTACAAGAAATAATTTAAATATACAAGATATTCAAAATCAACCTACTCATACTTTAATATATATTTTACAAGCAGGAGATAATGCTGGAGAATTGGTTTTAAAATATAAAAAACCAAATCAAAAAATTTATGTAGACACTTGTCATGTTCAACAGGGAAACTTTTATGTTTTCAATTCTAATATAGACTATTATTTTTCTAAAAACTTAGATGAAAAAAATAGAGAATACATAACTTGGACTTGCGTTGAACAATAACATAAATGATTTTAAAAAACTATTATTATTACTTCACTAGAGGTATACCTGATAAAACCTGTGATAATATTGTAGAAAAACTTTATTCTAAAAATCTTCATAAAGGTACAATAAAAGGTGGTAGTATAAAAGTTAGAAACTCCGATGTTATATTTTCTGATGATCCAGAATTGTATGATCTTATTAATCCTTTTATACATCATGCAAATAAAGAAGCAGATTGGAATTTTCAATGGGATTTTACAGAATCTTTTCAATTTACAAAATATAAACTAAATCAATATTATAATTGGCACCAAGATAGTTCACCTGAATGTTATCCAGATGATCATAAGTATGTTAACTATAGAGGTAAGTATAGAAAACTAAGCACTGTTGTTGCTTTATCTGATGGATCTAAATATAAAGGTGGTGAATTTCAAATGGATTTTAGAGATAAACCTATGAAAGATAAAAAAGAAATAAAAGATGTTCGTAGAATTGTTACAATAAAAGAACTAAGACAAAAAGGGACAGTAATTGTATTTCCATCTTTTATGTGGCATAGAGTTAAACCTGTTATAAGTGGGACTAGATATAGTTTAGTTTCTTGGTCATTAGGAGCACCTTTTAAATAAAATGAAAACTGAATTTGATAAAAAAGGTTATGTTATTGTTAGAAAAGCTGTTTCAAAAGATACAGCTAAATTTTTATATAATTATCTTTTATTAAAAAGAGAAGTTACTAAATTTTTATATTATCATAAATATAAACATGTTTGTATTGATACTTATGGAGGTTTTGAAACAGAAAAAGATATGATTCCTGGCACTTATAGTGTGTATGCAGATATAGCAATGGAAACTTTACTATTAGCTATAAAACCAAAACTAGAAAAAGCTATAAAATGTGAAGTTTACCCTACTTACACTTATGCAAGGCTTTATAAAACAGGTGACATCCTTAAAAGACATAAAGATAGATTTAGTTGCGAGGTGTCTACAACTATTCTTTTAGGTGGTAATGAATGGCCTATCTATGTTGCTAAAAATAAAAGAACTAATACTAAAGGTGTTAAAATAGATTTAAAACAAGGAGATATGTTAATTTATAAAGGATGTGAAAGAGAGCATTGGAGAGAGAAATTTGAAGGACTACATTGTGCTCAAGTTTTTTTACATTATAATAAAATAACTTCAGAAGGAGCTGAAGAAAATAAATATGACAGAAGACCTTATGTTGGAATCCCAAGAGAATTCCAAAAACCTAAATAAATTATTTGAAAGATATTTAGAGGATATAGAATATCCAACTAAAGAACAACAAAATGAATTGTGGAATATATCAGGGATTCTTAGAAATAGATTAAACCAAAAATTAAAATTTGATACTAGACCTATTCAAAAAGAAGGTTTTAAAGTAGGAAGTTTTAAAAGTAAAGCAGACAAAATGGTTTTTTATTTAAATAAAAAATGGATCATAATTGATATGGAAGAGTTGTTTTTTTATGTAAAAAATAATAATTTAAAAGATATAAAGATAGAGGAGTTAATAAATAAATTAGACTGGAATATAACAATATGATTTTAATAGACCACCATATTGAAGATGTAGCTTTAACTGATTATTTTTTTATAGAAGGCACTATGGATATAGATGCAGAGTATTTTATTAAAAAAATTAAAGAAGGTTTTGATCAAAATACTAATATGGGGTTCAAAACAAATATTAGAGATTTAATGACTTCTTATACTTATTTTAATGACGATGAAGAGTTTTCAAAAATATTAGATATATTTATAAAATATATAGATGAAAGAATTAGATTAAATTCTTATTTATTACAAGATTCTTGGGGTTATTGTGTTAGAACAGGAAATAGGACTCAGTTCCATAATCACTCACCTGCTATATGGTCAGGGGCTATTTATTTAAATGATCATCCTCAAACATTAGATTTCCCAACGATTAAAAGAAAAATAAAACCAGAAAAAGGTAAATTTGCATTATTTTCTTCTTTTTTAAATCATGGGTGTAAAAGACATAGACATAAAGATACAAAATGGGGAATGAGTTTTAATTTTTCTTCTACTTTTAAAGGAAGAGATGATAAAAGATAAACCATTATTAACTAAACCTTTTTTAAATTATTTTAAAACAGTAGATAACAGAGATAAAACTTATCTTGAAATAGGTTCTGGTTATTCAACATTATATTTTGCAAAATATTTTAAAAAAATAGTAAGCCTTGAAAATGATAAAAAATGGTTCAATAAAATTAAAAAACAAAAATTTAAAAACGTAGATTTGAAACTATTTAATAAAAAAAATATAGGGGATCTTTTAATTAAAGAACTTAATAAAAAACCAGATTACGTTATGATTGATAATGACCCTAGCTACATAAACAGGTTTGATTTTGCTAAATTTGTTGATGAAAATAGAAAAAATGATTTTATAATATTACTTGATAATGGTCTTTGGAATTTAGATGCATTTAATTATTTAAGACAAAGGTATTTATGTTTAGACTTCTTTGGTAAAAGGTATGATGATAAAGTTTCAGTAACTTCTGTTTTCTTCACTGAAAAAAACTATAAACATTTATACGAATGAAGTTAAAAGAATATAAGTTACCTTTTGATTCTTTTATAGGAGGTTGGTTTATAGATAATAAAATATGTGATAATTTAATTTCACTACATCAACAGAATAAAGAATATACCCAAGAAGGAAGAATAATGTATGATGACGTGGAATCTGTTAATAAATCTATTAAAGATTCAAATGATTTAATTTTAGCACCTAATTATTTTAATCATCCTGTAGGTGAATATAGAATTGCCTTACAAAAATGTTTAGAAAAATATATTAAAAAATATAAATATGTAAATGGTTATGCTAAATTTAATGTAAAAGAAAATTATTCAATTCAACATTACCCACCAAAAGGTGGCTATAAAGTATTTCATTTTGAAAATGCACAAAAAGAAACATCTCAAAGAGTGCTTGTATTTATGACTTATTTAAATGATGTAGAAAATGCAGGTACAGAATTTTTTTATCAAAAGCTAAAAACACCTTGTAAAAAAGGATTAACTTTAATATGGCCCGCTGCATTTACTCATACTCATAAAGGAATTGTAAATAAAAAGAATGAAAAGTATATTGTAACAGGCTGGTTTTCTTATATATAAAAATAGCACTATATTTTTATAATTTTTGTTATATAATTTATAAATTATGCCATTAACTCAATTGAATTTTCAACCTGGTTTAGATACTGAAAACACCGAAACAGGTGCGGAAGGTAGATGGACAGATTGTGATAAGATTAGATTTAGAAAAGGTTTACCTCAAAAAATAGGTGGATGGACTAAATTTAGTCAAGATTATTATGTAGGACGACAAGCAGGTATAGCTTCTTGGATAAGTTTAGATGGTACTCGTTATCAATGTATTGGAGGAGATAAAAAAGTTTATACATATAGATCAGGAGATAACCAAGATATTACTCCTATTAAACAATCTAACAGTTTAACTTCTGTATTTACTACTACGGATACTAGCTCTAATGTAATAGTTAATCATGCCTCTCATGGCGCAACTTTAGGTTCATTTATAACCATATCTAATGTATCAGCAAATGTAGGAGGTATTACTATTTCTGATTTAGAAAATGAATTTGAAATAGTCCAAATAAATAATTCAAGTGCTTATACTATAACTACACCAGGTACAGCTACTTCTACAGTAACTGATTCAGCAAATGCTGATATATCTTATCAATTAAATATTGGTCCTACTACTCAAACTTTTGGATATGGTTGGTCAGCTGGTACATATTCAGAAAGTACTTGGAACACTCCTAGAACTACATCAGAAGTTACTCTTGATATGAGACAGTGGTCTTTAAACAATTGGGGAGAAGATTTAATTTTAACTCAAAGAGATGGAGCTACTTATGAATGGGATGAATCAGCAGGTATGACTGATAATAGAGCTACACAAATAGCTAATGCTCCTACTGCTTCTACGTTATCTTTAGTATCTACAGAAACTAGACATTTAATTTGTATGGGAACAGAAACTACTATAGGTACACCTGATACACAAGATAAATTATTTATAAGATGGTCAGATCAAGAAAATTATAATTTTTGGTTTGCTAACGCAACTAACTCAGCAGGCTCTCAAAG